TATATCTTTTATTGTTTCCCAAGTATTTTTATTCAGTGTCGGATATACAAAATTAAGCGACACCGCGTAACTGTCCGTGATAGTTACGGCTTTTGTGTCGGACGTTTTCCCGTCCAGTGTCGCAGATACGCTCCATGTTCCGGCTTCCGGAACGATAAGCGTGCAAACGCCGGTGCTGTCAGATGTTCCTCTGATCGTTTTTGAGCCGTTCGTCGCCGTGACCGTCGCACCGGCAGATACTGTTACGATCAGCCGCAGAGCGATTCCGGTCTGAATCGTACCGATTACTGCGGCAAGCCCTTCGATGGTCTGTGCCGCAGGGGCTGTGCCGCCTTTGGCCTCCACTGCGTCATACGCCGCGCCGACTGCCGTGATAATGCGGTCGATCTCGGTCTGTACGCTCATGTCTGTTCCTCCTTTAGATCGCGGCGAGGGCGTTTTCGATGTCGTCCGTCAGGCTGACTGTGCCGCCGGAGGTATAGCCTGCGGGGATGTCTACGCTGGTCTGCGTGAGGCCGTCGATGGTCTTTGCAATCGCGCCGTTGTTTGCCATCGTGCCCTCGACTTTGCTGCCGTCTGCCAGCACGATAAACTTGCCGTCCAGCACGTCGGCGGCTCCGGCAGTCACGCCGGAAACGTCCTTGTATTTGTCCGGAATCGCGCCGACCTTGACCTTGCCGAGGACTTTGCCCTTTGTGGGCGTAATGTCCTGCGCGGCCTCGGCAGGCGTGGCGGACTTGGTTTCCAGCACGACGGATACCTTGCCCGCGCCGGAGTGCTTGCCCGCCGGGACGGTGTATTCCTGATTGCCGGCCGTCGCGTCCAGGACCTTTTCGACCGCGCCGTTGTCCGGCATGGTGCCAGCCTGCGTTACGCCGTCTGCATCGATAAAGACTTTATTCGCCAGCACGTCAGCGGGCGCGGCGGTCGTGGCGGAGACGTCCTGATAGTTTTCCGGGATCGCGCCGACGGTCACACCGGACAGGCCGTAATAGCCCTGATCGGGCGTGACGGCCTGCTGCTCCTTCGTCGGCGTTACCGACTTGGCTTGCAGCTGGTAGTTGCCGCCGCCTCCGACGCCCTTTACGGTGCCGGTTCCGTCGTGATAGCCCTTCGGGACGGTGTAGCTCTCGCCCTCCTTTACCTGCGCGTCGACCGCGCCGTTATTCTTGATGGCGGCAGCCTTGTCGGCCAGCGTGGGGAGCTTGTCCGTGCTCGCGGCGAGTCCGAGGCCGACGAGCCAGGTGCGCAGCTTGTTCCGCGCGGTCTGTAATCTGGTAATTTCTGTTTGTGTGCTCATAAAATCACTCCTTAAATCGTCGCGAGCAGCGCGTTAATGTTGCCGACCTCCGCAAACACAGCGGCGGAGGTGACAGGCTTGGTGTTGTCCTTCTCCACGCTCTCCGCCGTATCGACGGAGAGCGTATTCGTTTCCGCGTCCAGCTTCAGGCCGGGGCCGATCTGATAGCCTCCGCCGCCTCCGCCGCCGGACTGCCGGGCTTCGTTGATGGCGGCGACGAGGTTGTCCTTGTTGTAGGTCTTGAGATCGTTCAGGTCGCCGATCTGCTCCTGCAGCTGCGCCCAGATCGGGAGCGTCGGCTCCGCAGCCGGGTCGCCGGATGGGTCTGCCGCGGGCTGCACCTTGCCGAGCGTCACCCATACCGTCGGGAGGACGACGCCGGAGGCGTTGGACCCGTACACACCGACGCGGGCGATCAGCCCGGCGTCAGCAAGGATCTCATACGGTACGATCAGACGGTTCCCGTCCCACTCGGATTCCAGCACGTCTACAGTTTTCTTCCTGTTTGTAAATACTGCCGTCTTCGTCAGGCCGTCCCAGTCCTCGGAGAACGCGAACCGGACGCTGACGGCCTTCGCCATGCCCGCCGTCAGAAGTTCCGGCGGCGAGCACAGATGCGCGCAGGCGCGGGAGCAGTGGATGGTTATCATGCGTTATCAGCTCCTTCTTTGCCGCCCGAAAGGGCGGCTTTTTCTTTCCTATTGTGGTCTATCCGATCACGGTTCCATTGACCAGCAGTTTTCCGCTGCTATTGCACGCCAGCGTCGCGTATGTGTTTGCGTTGTTCACCACATACACTTTTCCGAAGCACCCGCCGTCAAACCAGTTGTTTACCGCGCCGATGTATTCATCTCCATGTATGCCGACGAAAAACCTGCTTCCGCCCATTTTTACGCCATATCCGTTTTTTATGATTCTGTCTTGATATCCGCTGGTTCCGCCACCTCCGCCGCTGCCCGGCGGGCCTACGACGTACTCGACGATATAACTGCCGGAGATCCGCGCGACCTTGACGCGGTCGCCTGCGGCGAAGGTGGCCGACGTGTTGCATTTGTAATGCTTCGTCGTGGCCTCGGTCTGCCCCTCCAAAATGAGGGACAGGCCGTCTTCGTAGACCGCGCCGACGGTCGCAAGAAAGGCTTCCGGCAGATTCTCGTCCGGCATCTCGATATTCGTCACAAACAGGCTGTTGATGCCCTCCATTATGCGATCACCGTCCTTTTTGCAGAATGTGTCATAAGGCTTCCGGCCTGCATCGTGACCGACCAGCCGGTTTCGAGGTAAATTCCGCCGATTTCGTCGTGCGTCAGGGCGAGGATATCGCCGACGCCGTGCCCCGGCTCATTGAGCGTGTAAAATGTAATGGCGCGCGTAGCAAGCAGCGACTCGTTGCGGCGCTTGTCGGCGTAGGCCTGTAATTCGTCCTGCGAGGCGATATTGTCTACCCGCTCGACGGAGGTTATGCGCATGCCGCGCTTGAAGGTGGATTTCTTGGAGGCCGGATTGTCGTTGACGGCCGTCGCCACCATGGCCGCGTCCATGTCCGGGTTGTTGCAGGTCACGATGAAGACGTTCGGCGCGTCAAAGATATCCGTTTCGTCCGACCAGTCCGGCCCCGGATGTTTCTCCGGGAGAAACAGGTCCGTCACGCCGTAGCGCCAGTCGATGATGGCGGCAGACGGCTCCTGATACGGTTCGAGCCTGCACACGCCGTCCGCGTCAAACCAGAGGCTTTCATAGTTGATCTCCGAGAGCAGCGTGTTGATGATCGTCAGGTAGCTTGTTCCGATTGGCCAGTCTTCGCGGTCTGTAGCTAGGACTGCATCGTTCGGCGCCGCGATCACCAGCGTGATGCCGCAGGCGGTCAGGAGCTTTCGGACTTCCGTGATGTAGGACGCTCCGGCCGCAAGATGCAGAAGCGTCTCTGTTTTTTGCGTGTACACCCGCCAGCAGCGGTCGTAAGCCTCGATCTCGACGCGCGTGCCGGAGCTGCTTCCCTTGTTGCTGACGGTCGCGGCCTGATAGATGCCTAGAGAGTGCTCCGTCCCGTTTACGATGATCCACGGGCGCAGCTCGTCGGATTCCCACGCCGCGACGGCATTGGGAAGAAAGCTGCCCTTGAGCGTGCCGTGGATGTTCGCAGCGCGGTCGCTCATGATCTGCGGCGGGCTGCCGGTATCCCATTGCAGCTGCGTGATGGGCGCACCGTTCCGGAGCACGTCGATGCGGTAGCTTACGTCACGGGTCAAGGGTGATCGCCTCCTCCCGGTTGGTGTGCGAGACGGTAAAGGCGTAGCGGCGCATAAACTCGTCGATGTTGCTCTCCAGCGACGGAAGCGTACCGATGGCCATATTTCCGTAATGGTCCTTGAGGCAGACGAGGCGGCCCACAAGGGCCTCCAGCGCGAGGGCGGCGGCCCGCTGGCTGTGCGGATACGCGCAGGCGACGGAAATGGCGCGGTCGCGCTGTTCGCTTCGCTCCTCGACGGGGTAGGCAAGTCCGGCCAGATGGACGGTCGACACGCCCGCGCTGAAGCTTGCGCGGTTCGTGCGCAGCTGCGTCTCGGACAAACGCATTTCCAGCCAGACACCGGTTTCCAGATCGCAGATCATGTTGGTTTCCGGCAGAATCTCGGCTGTGGCCGAATTGGATACGCCGTAATTGTCGCTGTCGGCATAGCATCCGCGCACGCGGTATGTCGCGCTGCCGATGCTGGTGTGGTCGACGTACTGCTTTTGCGTGGTGCGGGCGATGGCGACGCCGTCCCGCTCAATCAGGTAAAAATCATAGCTGCCTGCGGTCTGCCAGGCCAGCGCGGCCTCATGGCCGGCGGTGACGGTCAGGGTGATCGCCTCGCCCTCGGTGTGCGAAACGGGCAGAGCGGCCGCGGACCACTCGGACCACATACCGTACTTGTTCTGCACGCGCACGCGAACGGTATAGCTGCCGTCTGCGAGGTAGACCGGCGAGCGCCATGCTTTCTCCGTGCCGTAGACCGTTCCGGAGGCGTAGCCGTTGGAGAGCGTCAGCTGATAGGCTTCCTGCTCGGTGGTCTGCCAGGTGATGCGCGGGCGCGGGCCGGTGGACTGGATCACGATGGACGGTGCGGACGGGGCGTTGATGGCGATAAACTCGGCCTTGTCGCTCCACGCCGAGGCCGTGCCGTCGGTGTTGTAGGTTCGCACGCGCCAGTATTTTGTTCCGCTTGTGAATTTGTTCGCCGGAACGTCGTAATACTGGTTTTCTCCCGTGACGGTCGCCAGGGTATTCCACGTCGTGCCGTCGGCGGACCATTGCAGATCCGCCTTGCTCTGCGGCGTGCCGGTGGAAATGATGTGCTGCCACGAGAAGCGGTTGGCGATTGTCGCGTCGATGACGATGCCGGAAGGGGAGACGGGCTTGGCCGTCGGGGTAACGTCTGTTGTCGTGATCTCCTGCCATGCGGACGTCGTTGTCGTGCCGCTGTTTGCCGTCACCTTTACGCGCCATTCGAGCGTCCCTGACGGGAATGTGTTCGCCGGGACCGTGCAAGAGGTCGTCGCGCCAGACACGCTTATCGTTTTTGATGTGCTTGCGTTTTTTACGCGCCACTCAAAAACAGCGGAGGTTTGTTTTATCTCCGCGAAGCACGTCTGTGTGAGATCTGTGTCGTCAGTGGTATCCCATGTAAATGTATTTTTTTGCGTTCTGTTTACAAAAGCCCCTGACGACGGTGCGAAATTCTCCGCCTTTATTCCTACATTATCATTAGAGTATTCGCACTCAAGGAATGGTTTGTATGATGATTTTGCACCATAAAAAATCGCCTCTGATGCGTGTCCTTCTCCGCCCGTTATAAAAGCAAACAAAAAGCCGTTGCGCAGACCGTGCTCAAGTCCATTCTTCTCCGCTGCATTGTATTGCGACATTGTGAATGTCACCTGCGCCTGTACAACTTTATTGAGTTCGTTCCAACTTGCCGACCCGCTTGTTGATCCATCCTTCAACTGCTGCGGCTGCGTCGCATATGTCGCCGTACTTACATCAAGCGGTTCTTTCAGCCCGAGCGCATAGGCTGATATATACGCTGCCCCCCAGCTCCCCAAGGTGCCTTTCGTTGGCATTGCATATACTACAAGCTTAACCTTTGTAATGCGTTTGTACTTGTACGCTGCTGCCGGTTCTCCGAATTTCAGTAGTATGTTGTCCCACCCGCCGAACGTTCCGGAATGGTTTGTAAACGGCTCCACAAACAACTTGTATTGTGTAAGATCCGAGAAGTTCGTGTTCGGATAGTTCTTCGCGACTGCTGTTGATCCACTCGCCGGTACTGTAAAGGTTGCCATTTACTTTGCCCCCATTCTGGCTGTGATGCGTGCGTTTTTGGCGATGCGGAGGATGGTGTCGAGGTCGTCCACATGATCAACGTAGACGGTGGTGTTGTAGGTATCGCCGGAGGTGTAGCGCGTTTCGCTGGCTGTCTGGATGCGCGATCCGGACGGCAGGAAGATCCGCTCAAGCCCGTTTTCGTTCACCCGCGTCCAGCCGCCTCGCCAGTTGTCCGTTCCGGCGGCGTTGCCGCCCAGATAGCGGCGAACCCATTCGTCCTCTGTGATGCCGATGGTGGATGGGTCGCCGCGGGCAACTGCATCCTCGTAGGCTTTGGCGAGGTCTGCCGCGCTCTGCCCCCACTGCTGCTCTGTGTAGCTGTCGAGCAGATTTTGGTAGTTGTTGCCGTTTCCGCTGGAATAGCCAAAGCCGAGCGCGTGCGTCAGCTGCCCCCAGCCCTCGCCGATGTGGCCGGTCGAGATGTTTACTACGCCCTTGATGAGTTCCGCCGCGTCGGCGATGAGCGCCATTACCTTTGCGAGTGGCTGCAATGCCTTGGTCAGCGCCGGGACGCGGTTGTTGGAAAGATCGGACATAGGGTTCAGAATATCTCCGACGGTATCCAGCAGCATGCCGAACGAGTCGACAATGCCGGAGTCCTTGAGCGCCTTGCCGCCGTCCTTTACCATGGTGGTCACGTCGCCGTAGAACTCTTCGAGATACGGCGCGAATTCGGCAGACAGCTGGTTTTTCACGCCCTCCTGCGTGTTCTGCAGGCGGGCATAGGCGTCGTCGACGGCCTGCAGGGATTTGAGCGCGTCCCTGTCGAGGACATAGCCCATGTCGTGCGCTTCCTGCGCGTACTCCTGCATCTTCTCGCTTCCGAGCTCGATCAGCGGGTTCAGCTCCTGTGCGGACTCGGACATGAGATCCATAGCCAGTGCGTCCCGCTCGGTCTTGTTTTTCATCTCGCCGAGCGCGTCGATGGTATCGTAAAATACATCCTGCGCGCTGCGGAGGCTGCCGTCGGTGTTTGTAATCTCAACTTTCAGCCGCTTGTACGCCTCGTAGGCGTCACCCGTACCGGTCGCGGCCTCCTGCATCTTGTTGGTGGTTTCCTTGAGGCTGTCCTTGATACGGTCAAAGGAGACGTCCGTGAGGTCGGCCATGTAGTTAAGCTCCTGCACGGAATCGGTCGTCGTGCCGGTCACGGAGGCGAGCGTCAGCAGATCGTCCGCATTCGAGGCGGCTTCCTTCGTCATGGAGATCAGCGCTTTTTCCGCCTTGACGATCGCCGCAGCGACGGCGGCAAATCCGCCTGCAACTGCGACTGTCGTAGTGTCGAGCTGCAGCATGCCGTTCATGGACGTTTTCATGCTGTCCGGCAGCTGAATGCCGAGCTTGGACGTCAGGCCGTTCACCACGTCGCCGAGGTTGCCCATCTCTTTTCCGGAGTCCGCGATCTTCTGCTTGTTCTCGTCAAACTGGTTGTTGAGATTGTTCAGCTCAGCCTCGGCGTTGTTGAGGCTGGTCTGCCACTGCATGGTGCGCTTGTCTGCCTCGCCGTATTTTTCGGCGGACTGCTGGAGCGCAGCCTTGAGATACTCGATCTTCTCCACCTGCGTGGAAATCTTGCGCTCTAAGACGTCATTCTTGGCGTTTAGGGCCTCTACGCTGTCCGCGTTCTGCGCGTAGGCAGAGGATACCTTGCGCATTTCCGAGTCCAGCACCTTCATGCCGCTGCCGATCTCGGAAATGGCCTGCTTGTATTCTTTTTCGCCCGAAAGCGTAAATTTTGTATTGATGTTCGGCATGTTAGGTGCCTCCGTTCAGATAGGCCGACAGGCTCTGCGGCTGTTCCTGCTGCTCCGGCTGCTTTTGCGGCGCAAGCGCGTCAAGCAGGAGCGTTATGCGGCGCGGGCTCATGGTCTTCCAGAAATCCCGCTCCGGCAGATGCAGCCGGAAGAGCCAGATTGCGAGGAAGCCGGGGAAATCAAAGCCCAGCTGCTTCGGTTTCCCCGGCGGTGTCAGTTTTTTTCGTCTTCCGACGTTTTTTCACCGAGTTCTTCCTCCGGCGGCGTGACTGCAGCCTGAATCAGCGGGTAGATCCGCGTCCCGGCCTCGAGCGTCTGGTGCATGGTGATCTTCCGGCCCAGCTGCTTGCTGGTAAAGCGCAGCGGAAGGCCGTTTTCGTCGGTGATTCCCTGCGTGTCTGCGGCGTCGGTCAACATGGCGGCCAGGAAGGCCAGCGTGCTTTTGAGGCCGTGCACCGTATTCAGCGCGCGCAGCAGATTGCCGTCATATTCGTCCTGCACGTCGGCAAGGACGTTCATGTTGCAGGAGATCCGGTATACCCGGCCCTCAAGTTCATAGTCGACGGTGTTGAGCTTGGTCGTCTCCATCAGGTCTCACCCAACTTTCCCTTGATCCAGGTAACGGCCTCCGCCGCGGTGTCGACGGTCTCGGTCTCGAGCAGCAGCTCGTCGGTCGAATCGTCTGCAAGGAATTCGCCGGTCGTCGTCGGCGTGTTGAACTGGATGTTCTCGCCCTTGGTCTGGTAGCTCAGTGAGGGCGGGCCGAACAGCACCTTCGGCACCCACACGCAGGTGTACTTGGTCACGCCATCGATCTTATCCGGCGCGTAAAAGCCGACGCCGACGTAATTCGCGATGTCCTTGGCCGAGAATTTTAGATTTTCCTTGCTGGTGTCGGACGTGCAGCCATAAAACATGGTTTGCGCGTTCTTTTTCAGGTACTTGACAGCTAGCGAGATCGTGCCGCCGGTGGCAAGCTTGATGTATTCGGCAAGCTTGGATTCTGCGTACAGGCGGCCCTCGGCGAACTTGAGTTCCAGCTGCGCGCTCATGGCATCGCCGACGTCGGTCGGCTCTGTGTAGGTCACGGTGCCGGACGTGTTTTTATACTTCCCCGCCCGGATGCCGCGTAAGTCAAAACTAGGCATTTACAATAGGCCCCTTTCTTTCAGCTTTTGTGTAAGGATCTTTTCGAGCTCCGCGTTTACGCGCTTCTGCGCGTTCCTGACGCCCTTTGTCCAAAAATAAGTTCCTGTGATCTGCCCGTGCTCCTTCGCACGGCCGTAATTTAAAACAAAAAGCACGGTCGCCCTGCGCGTTCCGTGCTCGTTTTTTCCGACTGCCGTGATTGTGATATACGGATCTCCGTTTTTGTCCTGCTTGATGGTTTTGCGGTATTTCACGCTGGAGGCGTATGCTTCCGTGTGGAACCCGCTCGCCCGGACGGCATTTTGCAGCTCCTCGACGATGATATCCCCGGCGGCGTACAGGAGCTCCTGCTGCATGTCCTCATCAAAAACATTCGCTTTTTGGAGCGTGGCAATGAGCTCGTCGGCGCCGGTGATAGAGATGTTAGCCATACTCCGCGCCCTCCGTTTCGGCGATGAGCGCGATCTGCGTGCGGCCTGTTTCCTTGTCGTAGGTTTCCATGTCGATGGTTGCGATGTAGCCCGCTGCCTCCAGCGCGGCTTTCGTGCGCTGGAGCAGATCGGCGGCAAAGCCCTCGGCAAAGATGGAAACGGCGTACTGCACGCCGGTCTCGGCCTCTCCGCCCTCGGCGTAGAGCTGCCCGGACTGGCCGAGCAGCTGATAGGTGATGTAGGTTTCTTCCGCGCCCTTATAGGGCGGGTGGCAGACCGGAACGCCCAGGCTTGATAGCGCCTCATAGATCATCATGCGCCGTCCCTCCGTTTGCAGGTCAGCTCTGTTTCCTCTGTTTCCTGCCCGTAGCTGCGGACGACGTCAAAGACATCGGATCCGCAGACGAGCTGCTGCTCGCCGCCGTATTCCGCGCTGTGCATGCGGAAAATTGCGTCCGTGCGCTTGCCGGCTTGTGCGGCCTGATAATACTCGGCGCGGTTTACGGACTTTCGGGCAGCCCAGACGGTGGTCTCCCGCTCGAGCTTTTCCGTCGTCTGGCCGTTTACGATGGGGTAGGAGAACAGGCGCAGCGTGATTTGCGTATCAAAGATCACAGCACGCGCCTCCTGTTCCGCCGCTGGCCGGGACTTCCCGGTAATCGTCCGAGAGTCCCATGGCGTCGCGGATATCTGCGAAGCAGGTCTTCCATTCCTCGCTGCGGCCGCAGAAATCATGCTGCCAGCGGACGTATGCGCGGACTGCGTCCTTTACCAGCGGATCTTCGTCCGCTCCCTCTGCGCCCGCAAGGTGCAGGCGCATGAGGCAGGCGTCGATCTCGTCTTTTAGCTCTTCATCAAGGGCGTTCGTGGTCAGCCGCAGGGCGGTTTTTGCAACGTTGATCAAAGCCATTGGTTATCCCTCCCTGTTGGCCGCGCGCCGTCAGGCCTTCTTCTTGGTCAGCGTGACGAGGCTGTTGACGTCGGCGCACGCGCCGTCGGCGATCTCGATTGCCTTTGTGACCTCGTCGTCGGTGTCCTCGTCGGTGTAGCGCTTTACCGTCATGCCCATGTTCTCGTTCCAGAGGTAGTCCGCCGGATCGAACATAAAGGCGAAGACGGTGTCGGCCGTGACCGACTCCGCAAAGGCCGGCAGGTAGTCGCCGGTCAGGATGACCTCGCGGCCGAGGATGTAGTTGACGGGCTTGCCGTTGATGCCGTAGTTGACGCGCGCAACGGGCTGGCCGTTGTTGTCTACCATGCCGACGATCTGCGTCTCGAAGGTCTTCTTGGACATGAACCAGACCGCGCCGTCATATGCCTGCGGCAGCGCAGCTTCGGCCTTGCACAGATCCTTGTAGGTCAGAGCAGTTGTCGCGGCGGCAATGTCGATGTTCTGGCCGGTCGGGGCGGTCTCCGCAAGGATTCCCTTCGGCTGGCTGGAACCGGTGCCGTTTATGATGGCCTTCTCCTTCGCCTTTACCATTGCATTTGCGACGTTCCGGACAAACTGTGCCTCGAACATCGGGTATGCCATGATGGAAACTTCCAGCGACATGGAGATCGCGCAGCGCAGCTTGTGGTACGCAAAGACGATCTTGCCGGTCGAAGTCTTCTGCTTGTCAGAGCCCTCGCCCTCGGCGACCCAGGAGGCCGTCGGCTTGGCCGAGCTGGTCGGGACCTGGACGCCGCCCGCGTAGGACGTGTGTGTGACGCGCGGCAGGATCATGCCGATGGCTTCCATCTTCTCGTAGATCTTCTGGATGGTCGTGGTCGGGATGACGCTGCCGACGTCGGAGGTCTTGGTGTTAGCGTCCACGTTGGTCAGCTCTGCTGGGATCTTCTTGCCGGTCAGGACATAGTTCATAAAGGCCCGCTTGTACTCGTCGGTGTCGTACCGGTCGAGCACGTCCGGGGTCTTGGCGCCGCCGGACAGGTCGACGGACTGCGCGGCCGCAGCCGGAGCCGCTACTTTCTGGCCCGCGAGGGCGTTGAGGTTCGCCTGAATCTTGGCTTCCTCCTCAAACTTGGCGTCGAGGGCTTCGACTTCCTTCATCTTGGCCTGCGCCTCTGCGGTCTTGCCTTCGTCCAGCAGCTTCTGGGCGTCGTCCATGAGCTTCTGGCGCTGGATGTTGTAAAATTCCTTTGTCATTTCAATTCTCCTTTGAGTTTTAAAAATTTCAGTTTTGCTTCTGCCTGCGCCCGTTCGGGCATAAAAAAATCAGGCTCTGCGGCCTGACCTTTTAAAAAGTTTTCCGCGCGCCGGAGCGCGTCTTCGCTGAGCATGCCGGAATAAAAATCCGCTGCCAGCGGCTTCTGGCCGGTGTCCGGCTGCATCACGCGGTCAACGAGTCCGAGTTCTACGGCCCGCTCCGCTGTGATCCATGTTTCTGCGTCCATCATGGCGGCGATCTCCGCCTCCGGCCTGCCGGTCTTTGCGACGTAGGCCGAGATGATGGCGTGGTTGGCGTCGCGCAGCGTCCCTGCGGTGTGCTCCATCTGGCGGTAATCGCCGCTGGCCTCGGTCTGGACATTGTGGATCATCATCATGCCGGTCGGTGTCATTTCCGACTCGCCTGCCATGGCGATGATGGACGCGGCCGAGGCTGCGAGGCCTACAATGCGGATGTGGACGCCGCCGGCGTAGCTGCGCAGGGCGGTGTAGATCTCGCTTGCGGCGAAGATCTCGCCGCCGCCGGAATTGATTTCGACTTCGGCCCGCTCGCCGTTTCCCTTGGCAAGCGCGTCCGCTACGGATCTCGGGCTTGTCGCCTCCATTCCGTAAAACTGATAGAAGCGGTGCTGATTGCTGGATACGATGGGCCCGCGAATGCTGATTTTCATGTGGTTTCATCTCCTTTCTGCGTGGTGTTCCGGTCGACCGGCTGCGTGTCCAGCCTGCGGATCGGCTTGTCTCCGCCGTCTACCGGTGCAAGATTGAACGCACGCCGCCATTCATTCGGCGTCAGCGCGCCTCGGTCGACCAGCTGCAAAAGGTTCAGCTTTGTCGATGTCGAGGCGAAGTCCCAAGCGGAGGCCTCGAATACGATGCGATTCCCGCATCCGCGCTCGCGCCGGGAGAAAAGCTTGCGGGTGTACTCGCCGCTGAGCTGCTTCAGCACCGGCTCGATCTCGGCGTCAAAATACGCGCTCTGTTCGTCCTCCGTCGCAATGGACGTGACGATATGCGGGTTGGTATTAAACAGAGCGTAGATGCGTTGCGTGGTTTTGTCCATCTGGGCGGCGTTCGGCACGTAATCCTTGGGGTCGATCTGCTTGGCCTCGGCCTTTGCGTCGACTGCCGCAACGCCCGTGCCGTTGGAAACGTCGAGGAAACTCGCGGCGAAGTCCTTCGCGCGCTGCGTCACGTCCTCCGGGCGCATGGACGCGGCGAACATCAGCAGCCAGCGAATCACGGCGCTGTTTCGGATGGCCTTTACAATGCCCTGATCCGTCGTGGTGACGATCTCCATGAGCGGCACGATGGCCGGAGCAATGGGGTCGCCGAAGATATCATTCTCGTAGAAATCCCCGCGCAGGTGGATCACATCGTCGTAGGCAAATGTCAGGACGCTTCCGTTCTGCATATAAAATTTCAGGTACAGGTTTCCGCCCGCGTCGTAGACGGCGTCGGCCTGCATGGCCGCGACCGGGAAAATGGCGTTCGGCAGGCCGTTTTCATCCCGCAGGATCACGGCGAAGGCGTTGTTGTTGAGGACCAGCTGCGCGGCCAGCTTTTCCTGTAGCATCTGCCCCGTCATGTACTGATTCGGCTCCTCCAGCAGGAAGCGGATGTACGGCTCCGGGTTGACGGCGAGCTTCCGCGCCGAGGCCGTGACCGTCTCCCGGATGTGCTTTGCCGTCAGCTTGCCGATGGCCTTGATCTTCGGGCGGATACAGGCGCGGACGATGTCGGACTGATACATTTTGCCGTTGTAGCTGTAAAAGCCATTCCCGCGCTCCTGCACCATCTGGACGGTCGAGACGCGCTTGGTGGTCGTGATATTCGTCAGGAGGTTTTTAAAAAATCCCATTGTCTCACTCCTAGAGCATACTGGTGTATTCTGCCTGCTTCTGATCGTAGATCGTGTAGGCGTCGAGCAGGGCCGCCGTGCCGTCAATGCGGCGCGTGGACTTGCTCGTTTTGTGCGGCTGGATATTGCCGTTTTTGTCCTCGTCGTAGGCGGTGTTTGCGAGGTTCCACTTGTCGATCGGGTGGTTGTTGTAAATAATGCGCTTGGATTCGAGGTCGTTTCCGCAGCGCTTCATGGGCTCTGACAAGGTCTTCACGCCCTGATGTACTGCGATCATGGCCTCTTTCCCGAAATAGTCCGCCATGCTGTCTACCCAGTAAGACGCAGACCAGGCGTCGTAGCCGAAGAACGGCAGGAAAATATCGAGGTCTTCCTGCACCTCGACAAACCATGCTTTGACGTCCTCATAGCGGATCTTGTTTCCCTCTGACAATCTGAGCAGCCCGCGCTCATTCCACTTGTCGTATGGGATCTTGTCCTCCGTGACGCGCTTTTCCAAGAGATCCTGCGGCAGCCAGTACATCTGCAGCACAAACAGGATCTCCGGCAGCTCCGGCACTTGGAACAGCACCTTCGCCGCCGTCAGGTCGGTGGTCTTAGATAGATCCGCGCCGCCGATGCCGTATCGCGGGTAGGACAGGACGCGCTCTTGCACATTCCCGTCCGCCATGTAATGCTGCCAGATCAGGCGGCGGTTTTCCCTGTCGAGCTGGAAGGTGTCGCGATTGTCCAGCTGCTCAAAATTGAGCCAGGCTTCGGAGGACGTTTCGCGGATGTTGAAATCCTTGCAGACGAGGTTTCGGACGAGGGCCGGGTTTTTCTCCGCCCGCTCGACTCGCTCTTTCAGCGCCGTGTAGGACTTGATCGTCCCGAGCCCCGGATTTGCCTTTTTCCAGCAGTCCGGGTCGGTCCACTCGCTGCGTTTGTCGAGCTCGTAAATAAACGCGATCCGGCGCGGGTCGTGGTACCCGTCCGGATCTTCGTAGCCGTTTATGATGCGCTCGGCCTCTTCGTATTTTTCGTCGTAGATGTCTTCTCGAATGGTGCCGGCGGTGGAGGTGATAAATCGCAGCGGCTGCGCGCGGGCCTGATCGCCGTCGGCAATGATGTCGTACAGCGGTCTGCCGTTTTTCCACTGATGGATCTCGTCCATCATGGCCCCGTGGATATTCAGGCCGTCGAGCGTGTCGCTGTCCGAGGACAGCGGCTTGAATACGCCGTCGTTATAATCGCTGTCTACCTCGCCGACCAGACAGCGTGTTCGTTTGCGCAGCGCCGGTGATTTCTGCACCATGCGCTTTGCTTCCTGCCAGATGATCTTCGCCTGGTCGCGCTTGGTCGCGACGGCGTAGACCTCTGGGCCAGCCTCGCCGTCTGCCAGCTGTAAATACAGGCCGACGCCTGAGGCCAGCAGCGACTTGCCGTTTTTCTTTCCGACAATGAGGATCGCTTCGCGGTACTGCCGGTTTCCCTCGATGTCGATAAACCCGAAGACAGTCGCCAGCAGCGCTTTTTCCCATAGCTCCAGCTGGACGAGTTGTCCGCCCGCCTTGCCCTTGGAGTGGTGGCAGTAGTTTTCAAAAAACTCCAGGACGTGATTGGCACGTTTCGGCGAGTAGTAAAACTCGGAGTTTTCCGCTCCCAGCTGCTCTACAACGTGCCGGTAGGTCTTCTGGACTTTCAGGCTGATTACCTCGCGGCCGTCCTGGATAGCCTGCCAGTATTCGAGGATGGGGTTGTAGGTCTCCGGGTAGCGCGTGAGCTTCATGCCTCGTCACGCTCCCGGACAAAGCTTGCAAATCCGTCGTCCTCCTGCTTTGGCGCGGTGTCCGGCTTCGGCAGGAGCGCCGTGAGCTGCTTGATGATCTTCTGGTAGTTCGCGTTTGTCGAGTTGTATGCCTGCCCGATGGGCCGGGCGCGGTCATATGGTTCCAGTCGCTCCGACTGCTGGAATTTCTCCGTCCAGCCGTTTTCCCGCAGGTCGTCCGCCATGTCCTCGCACTCGATGCGCATAAAGGCCGCCTGATCGATGAGGCCCGCGACGGTCCCGGCCGCTTCCTTCGGCAGATTCCGGTAAAGCTTTTTCAGGCGCGCTTTCTCCGCGCGGATCCGCTGTTCTTTGGTTTTTTTCCGCTGATTCGCCACAGAAAACGCCTCCTTTTCGCGTGATTTTTGCCGTCTGTCCGCGCGTGCGCGTAGATTACTTATCGCCGCGCTTTTGTAGGGGGGCCTCGCGAACGGCCTGCGTATTCTTCCGAGGTAGGGCGTGCGGTGATCTAGCCGGCGCCCCGGCCTCGCGCGACGGGGGGATCGGGTCGCCGGCGGCGTCGAAGAAAATTTTTTGCGTCAGAGATTTTGCGACGCCGTGCCCGTCAAACTGATCGTGGCAATCCTTGCAGACGAACTCGAGGTTGGAGTAGGACAGGCTGACGTCCGGGTCGGTGATGTTGTCCGGCGTCAGCGCCCGCTTGTGGTGGACGATATAGCCCGGCTTGTCCCTGCACTCTTCGCAGAGCCCGCCGTCGATGGTCCGGCGGAACTTGATATACCCGGCGCGGCATTTCTTCCAGCGCGCGGATGCGTAAAAGCGTGCGGCCCATGGCTGCATCCTGTTCCCTCCAATTCTTCACGCTATCACTGTAGCACATTTTTTTGGCCCTGTTGGCTCAATTTTTGCGATAGCCAAGCTCCCGCGCCGCTTCGTATACAAAACGGCTGTACATGCGCTTGGCTGTCGACTGGCTGACATGCACCCGGCGCGCGGCTGATTCCAGGCTTTCCCTCGGCCAGATCCATGCGTGCAGGCGCACGACCTCCAGCACGTCGGCTCCGTCCCGCCATGTCTGTGCGGTATTGATCGCGGCTTGCACGGCAGCATAGTCCTCGTACTCCCGCGAAGATAAAACGCGCACAGCGATATCCTCTACGGCGCGCCCGGAGGAATGTCCGCCCGGCTGTGCAGAATACCCCGGCGTGATCTTCTGACGGCTCATGTCCCGAACCTGTCTGTCCAGTTTCGGGAATTCACCGATGGTGCGGCAGACGTTCCAATACCACCAGTATCTCGGCTTTGACACTTTCCCACTTCCTTCCTGCTTCGTTCTAAAACCTTACGCATATACAAGGCTTAATTTAAGCGGCTCCCGTTCCGCTTGTGCTCTGATCTTGGTTCGACTACATACTTATAATATTGATACCCGTACTTTGTCGTCCGGGCCTCTACGAGGATGTAACCTCGCGGGGCGACGGGCGGATGCTTGGGGCTGTACTCGCGCACGGCCTCGGTCGCAGGTTCCGGCTCCGGCCGGACGCAGCTGCGGCTGGCCTTGTACCGGTGCCCGCCGAATTCCTTTTTCCAGTGGCCGTGCAGGTAGTCGGCCAGCGCCTTATAATCCCGGCCGTGGTCGACTTTGTTTCCATTTTCGCCCATGTAATAGTTGTGTTCCCGCAAATGCCGGATCTCGACCACGCTGCCGAGTCCCCAGATCCTGCCGATCTCATCCTCCGGAATGCCGTCCGAGATCATGTGCAGATGGAACCGGCTCGTCGACTTGCCCTGCCCGTAGACAATCACGATCTTGGCGTTTGGGTACTTATATAGTAGGCGGCGATAGAATCTGTTCCGAATCTGCCGCATTTCGGCAGCAGTATGTACCTCGTTTTGGCAGTCCAGCGTAAGCGTGGAATACAGGCTGGTCGGGCCGAAGTTGGCATTGACGAGCGCTTCCAGCTTTGCCTCGGAGATCTTCCGGTTGAATTCGTCCTGCTCTTCCCGTGTCTGGAAGCGCGGTTTTTTGGGCTTGCTGGTTTTTTTGTCCGCGCCATCGGACACGGTATACACAATCTGCGTACATACCGCCCCGGTAAACAGGCGGCGCTTGTGTCTCTTTGCCATCATCCACACCTCTTTCTCCCGGGCGTACAGAGCCGTCCGCCCCTACAGGTCTTCTGCCCGCTCAAAGCGTGGCCGGAGATTCCGGCCATGCGTTCAACTGGCAGTCCCTTCTTCTGTGTACCCGCACGCCGTACACGTACACGTATCTGTCTTTTCGTCCCAGCGGCAGCAGCCCACAGCCCAACATTCCGGGCAGATTGGCCACGGGCCTTTTTTCCCGGCCGGATCTGGACCCGGTCCGATTGGTGTCTTGTTTCGCAGTGTAGCCGGAGACTTCGGCCACATTTCGTCAAGCAACGCGTCTATCCTGCTTTTCAGGCTCCGCAGTTTGAAAAACACCAGCACGCCCAGCGCGATCCACTCCAGCGCAGCAGCAAGCTCCAAAATCTCAATGATCATTTTCTTCTCCTTCCACTCCTTCCAATTCTCCTTCGCAGTATGTGCAGCGGCTCGGCAGGCTCTTTTTCAAACCGCCTTTTTTCCAGAGCTCGATGCACGGTTTCTCCGGTCTGCCGCAGTATGGGCAGCGGTAGACACGGAAGATATCATCCCAGCGCCAGACCATGCGGACTGCGTTTTTCTCCTTCAAGTCCCATCACCTCCCTCATTGCTTCAACCAGCCTCTTTTCAAGTTTGTCCTGGTCGGTCTTCACTTCCATCGTTACACCCTCCTGCTCTACCCACACGCCGTCCGTGCGCTTCGTAAATCCTGCTGGTGCAAAATTTCTGGCGTGTTCCAGCTCCGGCGTATGCCTGCACGTTGGATAGCTGCATTTCTCACAAGCCTTTCTGTCGCAGAGGAACAGGATATTCCGCTCTTTCGCCCGCGATACGCCGTTCGGCAGAAGAACGACTGGCTGCCCGATCTCCGCCGCAATCTGCGCCTGAAGCTTTTTCCGATCGCCGTCACGCAGTGCGACTGTGCATTCCAGCAAAATCATTTTCTTTTTTCCTCCACGTCTTCCGGCGGACGGGTGAACGAGAATTCCTTGCGGTTCCCAACAAACTTGGGCTCCGTCCACCTAATCCCAGCGATTTTCATGCCGCATTGCGGGCATTTTTGTGGTCTGACGATTCGTTCTTCGAGTCCAAAGTCAAGGGTGTCTTCTGCGCCAAATGGAAAGATGTGCCGTCTTGCATCGTCGCTCACGCTGAATTCGTCGAAGACATAGTCGCATACCGGGCAAACGGGGCACGAGTCCAAGACTCCCTCGCTCTTGCTTCCTCGTTTTTTGATATTTTCTTCTGTTCTTCTCTGATTTTCTTCCGCCGCGTCGTTTTCCCGGATCTTTTGGTAGTATTCCAGCAGCTTCTCCCCGGCATTTTTGAGCAGCACGGTATAGCAGTCCGGCACATCCTCCGGGAACCATCCTGCGATAAGGCCGCCGTTCAGCAGGCACTTGTCGCAGTCGTCCGCCCTGCACGCCCCTATTGCCTGCATGATCTCCGCAAAACTCATGTCCTTTTTGCCAAGCCGCAGCGCTTCCCGGCGCTTCTTGTCTTTCTTACTCATTCCTGTTCCGCCTCCATTTCCTTGCGCTCTTGCATAAAACCGTGCAGAAACAGCTCCAGCAGAGCGGCGGCGCGGTTGCACAGCTTTGTGAAATCCTTCTTGCCGATCTGCAGCTTGCCGGTCGTAATAACTTCAGTCTCCGGGCGGCCAATAATCTGAATCGTCGGATTAGGCACCAGCGTCTTTGCGCCGTCCGCCCCCACTTCAAAGAGCGGCGGCGTGGACTGCTCCATGACGATGCGCGGCGGGTATGCCTCGCCCCGGAAGCTGGTATCCCAATTCAGCTTTTCGTAGTACGCGACAAAATTGTCGAGGTCGTGCGCAAAAGTTCCCATGATTTCTGCCATTTTAATGCTCCTTTCATACTTCCACGCACTCATTGGCGCGGATATTGATTCTTTTGCCGCCGGACTCGATCACATATCCCGGCGCTTTGAACATTGGGTACCGCTCCGCTTGGTATGTGGCTCCGATCCTTGGCTGGTATTCCGGCCATACCGGGACTTTGGCCGTTATGCGGATTCGGACGAGCCTGTGCGGCAGGCGCTTTTCTCCTTCCGGGCTCTCGGTGCGCAGGCCATCCAGCTCCTTTGCAAGCTCCCGGCGGCGCAGCTCCAGTCTTTCTGCCTGCACTTTCCCGCGGCACTCCTTCGAACAGCACCTTGTCTCCATCGTGATCGCGCTTGGCACTTTGTAAAATGTGGCCCCGCAGACCTGGCAGACCAGCGCGACCTTGTTGGATTTGCCCATAGTTTCACACTCCTTCGTCTGGGGGCCGGTATTCCGGCCCCCGTAGGCAGGACGGGCTTTCACCGCCTGCGCACCGGCGCGCCGCGCTCGCTTGTCAAACGCTGCGCATTTCCGGGCGAGCCGCCCTTGACTGCCGTCAGGCGGCTTATAAAAAGGAGGCAAGCGATGCACGGGGCCTATGCGATACCCCGTGTGGGATGACGTTTTTGCGCACGTCTCACGCGCTTTCCCGGCGCACGGGCTTGAGGGATTTTCCGTGCGCCGGGTGCAAAGCCGGGGTTTCCTTCCGCAGCCGTCTCATGGCGGAGCGCCTGCGGCATAAGTCCGATAAAATATGGCCCCCGGCTGATTGCCTATTCCTTGGTGCTGATATCCTTGTGCAGCAGGCCGTCCGCGCCCTTGACGAGCGGCAGCGCCCTGCGCCGCACCTGCTCATCCGGATTCCAGCCACATTTCAGGCAGCAGGCCGTCGTGCGGTTCATGCAGGCGTTCCCGCTTTTCGGCAGGCCGCACGGCATTCCCGTCCGGCATTCGTTTTTTTCTTCCGGCATTTTTAAATCTCCTGTATATCGATTCCGAATTTCGAGCGCATGAATTTCCGGTTGCGCAGATACTCCTTTGTCCGCGTCGGCGTGGACTTCACATCCTCGACGACCAGCTTGCCGCCGAATTTGTACGAAAAGTCCGCCGTGTACCGCACTGCGCGTATGCGCTCACCGGTTTCGGTGATGTAGCTCTCTTGCAAGGTGAACTGCGGTTGCAGGTGCAGATCGGAGATAATGCCAGCCCGGAGCATGACCATCAGCTCGTCATACCGCCGCGCCTCCTTCTGGCTGTCAAACCGGACCCCGGCCCGCTCGGCCCGCTCGTTGTGGTACTTCGTATTCCCCCGGCTCCCCTTGTGAAGGGGAGCTGGCGCCGCAGCGCCTGAGAGGTCGATCTGCTGCATGGCATACAGCTCCCGCATCCTCGGCGGCATGTCCGCCATCGATTCAAACCGCAGCCCGCTCATTCGGCTGCACCATCCATCTTTGCCCCGCATAGTCTGCAATAATAGCTGTCGTTAGATTCTGCGTTGCCGCATTCACTACAAGTGAATACACCGTCTTCATGGTGAATCCACCGCCCATGT